AACACTACCCACGGTAAAAAGTCCTCTTCGCGCTCTACAAGTAAATGCTTGCCTTTGGTTGCCAAAATACAATACTTAAACCCCATAACCTTTTCAGTTTTTTGCACTCCGCCGATCATATAGGTTGCTGTGATTTCTTCGGGGTACATCCCCTCTATCAGCTCGCACTCCTCCATGGGTTTTTCTGCGTAGGCGTCCTGCATCTCTTTTGGTATTTTTGCATCCGGCCACGTGTCCATAATGTTTCGGTATTGCACTTTCATTTTTCTAAACACGGTATCCACAGTGTTGTCAGCACCGGTGGCAATGTATAATTTGGCAATTGGCACAGCTTCCACCAGTAGCGGCTGCCTAATTGTTCCGGGGCGGATAAGTAAAGCTCCTGTTCCAGCTGCAACGTCATACAACGCTTCGGACACTGCTTGATCAAACGCCGACGCATGAAGACACTTAAACAGTCTATCCTCCATGGTTTCTAACTCTTTAAGTATTTTGGCGTCGTCTTTCTCATCCTCCCCTTTCAAAAACATACCCGCTTTTAACCGAGCCCACTTTTTCATTGGCGGCACCAACACGTTTTGGATATTCGACACAAACTTTTGCGTCCCGTTTACCGCAGTTGAATCAAAAACAATTTGAGCGTTATCCTTCTTTTCGCCATGCGCAGTTTCGCTAAATAAATTCCGTTGCGGCATACAATACTCGTACACTTCTTCATACGTCGAGTCCCACTGTTGCTTGCGCGACTCAAGTGTTTTGAACGTCGCTAAAAACTTGTCTTTGACGTTCATACAACGCCTCGCTCAGACGTGGACAGAAGCGACCGTCGCCCCATTGTTCCGCGCCTTAAAGCCAACAAAGCCGTAGTATTTTCAAGCGCAATTTGCTCTCTTTGTGCTCGGCTTTCTTCTTCCTGAGCTAATAATTGTTCTTGCTGCATCTTTAATTGAGCACGCTGTGCTGAATCGTCGTATTTTGGTCCGCCGCCACCCATAGTTTACCTCCATGTTTTTCATTTGCCAAACATATTTTGCCACCGTTCAGCACCAACCACCGGTACAAACTGTACGGCGTAAACGCATAATTAGTTACTCCTAGTGCCATTTTAACTATACTAACACATCCGGGTACAATATTTCCAATATGAACCCCCAACTTACAATCTTTTTCTTCAGTTTCATATTTGACGACTACATATTTTGGCCGGTCAAAATACTGGGCCAGAACTTCCTCGGCCGTTTGATTTTCATATAGTTTAGTGTTTATATTAAACCCTGTATAATCAATAGCCACCGTGTGCGGGCTAACTGTTCGTAACGCAAACACGTGCTGAATATTACGGTTTAGAAGTTTTTTTAAGAGCCGCATAGTTGGGTGTTTTGTAGGCGCAATGCGTCGAAACACAACATACCATTTAATTTTTTTCATGCCCACAGTATACTAAAATATGTTAAATTTTGGAAGTACAGTCGGTTTTTGCATTTTTTCGTTTCGACCTAACATTGTTTTATGCTCGCCCCCGCCCAACAACGCATACTGCAACGCATCGTGTGGGTGGCTAAACCTATTCTTCTCCGGCTCTAATTTATACTTGGCTTCGCCCCCAACGTTCAATCGCTTATAATGATACCCGCCATTAAACCCTCGGCGCACCATAGGAGCTTTCTGCCGGCTTACTACAATTCCCGGGAGGCCATTGCTCGACCGCAACAACGGCGACAATACCGCTTCTCGGCGAACCTCAAACTTATTGGACGGAGCCGGGCGAATAAATAAGTTTTCTTTCTTAAACAAATCAAACGCTGTAATCCCTTGCTGATCCCTAAAGCCACCTGACGGATCGCCCCATAACTCAATATTCGCTTGGCTATACTCTTTTGTTAAATACTTATTAAAATTTCTAGCAAAGTCTTGCAGCGGCCACGTCTCGCCATCGGGCGTTAAAAATTCATCAATCACCCGCCATCGCCCAAAGGGGTCCCTCTGAGCCATGACGGCCGACGGGGTGAGTCCAAAGTCCACGCCCACAATTAGCGGCAATACCGAGTCATATTTCACATCCGCCCTTGAATGTGTGGCGTCCACATAATTTTCCCCATACACCGGCTTGCCTTCCTGTATAAACCCATACTTTCCATGCACATACACGTCGATCCATTCTTGAGGCTTCCCCGCCATCATGTTGTTATAATAACCGGGCGGCAAATTCTCCACATTCTCTGCGTCTTCACTAAGCCCAGACGGTTGATCAAAAAACACCCACCCCTCCGGCTGTTGAATCTCAGCCATGTTGTACCACCAGCTAGAATCATCGGGCGGGTTAGTGTCCGCTATAACGCCAAACCGTGTCGGCCATTGCCCCTCAAACCCTTCGGGCTTCTCCCTGTGCGACGGATACCGACCTACCCGCCCCGTAGCCGCGTCTAAAATCTCCTTCAAAATATAGCGCGCCTCGTTAAACCAGATCATTGTAGCCTCTAACGACAATAATTTCTTAACGTCTTCCGGGCGGTCTAATGCTAAAAAAATAACTTCTGACTCCACATCGTCAATCTTAATATGATGCGAGATCGGCGGCTTTCGGTTTACCTTGCCAAACACTTCTTCCGGGAACCAGTCCAGCCAAGTCTTTAACGTCGTCGTTTCAAGCTCCGGTGCCGTATTCCTAACTACGATATGCCGCGTCCGACGAATCCCGTCTTTTGATTTTGCTTGGGTCTTCATAACCACAAACAACTCAAAACACATACCCACCGATTTGCCAGATCCAATCGGCCCTTTCACTCCTCGGAAAAACGCATCCGAGTTATGAAACTTCGAAAGCGTTGGCGAAGCCTTATAATTTAATTCAAACTTCATTTACTTTTTCGGCGCCCAATCTGCAAGCGTTTTGAAGTCGGCAAAGGGATCAGTGTTAGATCGACGATCAAGTTCCTTTTTTCTATCGCCAGTCTGATTTAAAAGTTCTGCTGAAATCTCATTTTCCAAATCGTAATAAGAATTATAGTACGGAACAGGGAAGGCCGGTAGCCAACCCTCACCTACAGAACCATCCGGCATCCGATCCACAAATACTAACATGAGTTTTGGGTCTGTTATGCAAGACCTGCCCCTGTAAATTATAAAATACTTATCCGTTAACCCACATATCGGAAAGTTAGTTGAGTTCCAACACTTAAACTTATCTCTTAATTGCGGGCCGTACTTTTCAGCCCGCGCACGAAATTCCAACTTCTTTTGCGTATCTTCTTTTAAGTCAATCACGTTTCATTCTCCAAATCGGAGATCTCATTCGGGTATGGCCACTCCTCCCATTTTTCTTTTATCTTTTCTGGCGGAAAATCTTTAGGGCTCCGTATGGCCCCCCAACTTACATAAAACTCTTTAAATTGAAGCTCCTGGGCTATGTCGCCTTTGGCCGTTCTGGGGTAAATGCGATACTGTTGGAAATCCCCCGGCGCCCTCAAAACTAAAAAGTCATCACTAGCCGATACCGTGAACTTCCACAAACGTTTCGGAACTCGATTTGCCGCCAACCACTGCTCCCATTCAATCTGTTCAATTATGGTTTCGTCCTTCCGCAACCACTGAAATAATTTAATCTTTATCCGCATTGTCTTCCTTTTTAGCCCGTGTGCGCTTTGGCTGTAACACCTTAGCTTGATACGCTTCCTTATCATGCGGGTTTAAATTCCCCCATGCCAAAATAGACGACACAGGCCGAGGCTCACCACAAACATCACACTCCCTCAAAACTAAATGCGGATTAACAAACCCCTTATCCAACACGCCGCCATTCGCCGTCGCACAACTAATACAAATAACCTGAATCTTAGACATCTATAACTTCTCCTTTTTCTTGCTTAACCGATCCTAAATCAATGTTTATGTTTATCTGAGTCTTACTGCCAGTATCCTCCACACCACCATGACCCGTAAACTTCATCTTATTACTCACCATACTCGCCAACGCCCCCGATACCCGAGAATCCCCCTCCTCAAACCGCTGCATCAACGACTGCAACACATCCTCAAACTGCCCCGCCGCAATTTTTGCGTCCAACATCACCGCCTTCACATACGTCTTGTGAACACTCACCACAACTTCCTCAATATGCGGCTTCTTCATCCACGTCGCCGCCACTCGCTTATCAATCCCAGCCGCTTTCGCAGCCTTGTCCGGATCCAACGTCTTCTTGTACTCCTCTAAAAAAGCAATTTGTGCCATCGTATACGCATAATGCTCCGGTATTTGTACCGGGTTGTTCCTATCCGCTACCAACTCCACCGGCGGATTATCCCTATCCACCTCTTTAAACTTCTTTTTTACACGAGCCATAACGTCCTTATCTATTTTCTTATTAATCTCTTTCATACATTTGTTATGGCAGCAGCGTATTGTCGGTTGATTGTTTTAGTTTGTGAGAGAGAGAAAGAGAGTGAAATGATTTTAATCTCCACCACTACCATAACTCCCACCACTGTACCATACCCCCTAAACTCTGTCAAGCACCTACCCACGTTAAGATAATACTAAAGCTTTTTGAGTACGTTAAACTATTCCTGATGCTTTTTAAACTTTACCCTTTTTGTAAAGCTCAAAAAATACAGAGGCTCTTTAGATAACGCATAGGGAAAAACGCGCTCGGCGGGTGCCCCCACCGAATTATGACCCCCCGGGGGGCTATCGTTTTCGTTGTAAACTCAAGCAATTATTGACGTATGTCGCATAATCTACATTATGTATAGTTTTACAAAAAGCCTGTAATCACAAGCAATTTGTACCGTGTCCAGTGTTTCAACAGCGGCCTATGAATAGCAGCGTCCGAGGCGCAGAGGGTAGACGTCTTCTTACCGCTTTAAACCGCTTAAATAGTCAACAGAGCGATAATTTTGTACCATTTTGAGCATTTAGATACTTGGTGTTTGTGGATAGTAGCAAATAGTATATAATGTTGCTTGTGAGCGTTAATAGATACCTAGTACGTATTAGTTTTAAACGGGAAGTCAAGGCGCAAGTGTGGGTTAAGGCCAGAAGTACAAACCAAGCACTAGTAAATGCCTTGAATTCCATTAAGCATGACGTTAGCCATATCACTAGCTGTTGCGTCATCGGCCAACCAATTCCAGTGTGTAAGAGACGGCGAAAACAACAACAAGCCGAACAGCTACCAGAGCGGGCAGAGCGTTACAAAGCCAAAGAGCGTCCGAAGCCGCCAAGCGTATTCGACATTTAATCAATAAAACCCCTTGCACAAAAAATAGTAAAATATATATTTGTTATTATATATAAATATATATTTTACTACCCATATACGTTACTGTAGTTTTTTGGAATTTTATTTTTATTTTTATTTTAGTGTATTTTACAACGATTATTGAAAAAAAACAAAAATTTGTAAAAAACAGTGTATTACAAGTTTACGCCTACTGCAATATATACAAAATAAAATGATGTATTTTAGCCTATTTTTGTAATACAACCTTAAGCGTAAATTTGTAATACCGTATTACAGGATTACACGTAGTTTTGTAATACGTATATCAGCCGCTAGGCGTGGTTTTGTAATACGCAAAACAGGCTAAAATACAGCATTTTGTTTTTTGCGATTTTTGTATTACAGGCTCAGGCGTAATATCATACATCAAGAAATTTCGATTTGACGACACTGGTCACGGTTGATACTATTGGTTTTGTCGATAGTTTTAGTGGTTTTATTAGTTTAAAAGGAGTGAAAAATGATTAACATAAACAGTACAAAACCAGAAGTGATGGAAGCAGTGAAGCGCAACGGCCTTTGGTTGCAGTATGCTAGTGATGATTTGAAGTCAGACCGTGAAGTGGTGTCGGTAGCAGTGAAAGAAAATCCATATGCTATTTTCCACGCTAGATTGGAGGCATAGAAAATGAATACGTTTAAAACTTGGTTGGATTGTGCGCGACTGGCGCGGTTGTGTATTAAAGGCCCTGGACGGGAAATATACATTGATACATATTGTAAAGAAGTCCGATCAAGTAAGTATGGCCGGCCGGCTTTTACTTACGCTCACGACAAACTAGGTATAGATGACTATTGCCGCGAACGGTTTGAGGAAACTAAATAATGATAAGAATATCTAAAATTCATGGCCGTGTATGGCTTAAAGTGTTTGATGACACTGGCTTAGTGTATAGTGATGGCGATTTTGACACCATCAGTGACGCCATGGTTGCCGCGGCTTATTATTTAAAGTAATTAATTAAAATAGGAGAAAAAACAAAATGAATATACAAACACATGCTTACAACTTAAAATGCGATTCAAGCGTAAGATTCACAAAGAAAGACGCGCCAGAAACCCTGGAGCAATTGTATAACGCTACTGATGACGTTGACTTGCGAGAAAAACTGGCCTTGCTATATTCAACAATGACAACAAAGCCAGCCGTGAAAAATAATCCGTTGGCATGGGTAGCAACGGCAACGGATCCAAAGTGTTATAGGAACCAGTTTGACAAAATGCTTGTTGCTAACGGCTATGCGATTGGTTGCGACGGGTACCGTGTCCACGGCTACAAATTGCCGGCCAGCCAAGCGGCTGATCTTGAGGGCCAGTATATCGACGCTAATGGCAACATTTTAGCTATTGACACGCGGACCAATTTACCGGTTGATCACATGTTAAAAATGCTTATTGAAGATGAGTACCCGCTAACTGATACCTTTGACATAGCAAAATGCGTTGTTGAAGCTGATGAGTACAGTTCTGATAAGTTTTTTGATCTAGACTTGTTTGGCCAGAAATGCCGTTTCATCAAAAAGTTTATTGAACAAGCCTTTAATGGCCGGCAAGCTGTCAAGGTGTGCACGTCAGCTGAATTCAAGGGCCAGCAAGCAGTAAGGTTTATGTTAAGCGATACCGAGACAGCCGTTGTTATGCCGGTACGCATTCGGTAAATAGGGAGTCAACAAAAATGATAAACGAAAAAAGCACAAAAAGTGAAGTAATGGAAGCCGTAAAACAGAATGGGTATGTGTTGTGTTATGCTAGTGAGGAATTGCGGAACGATCGGGATGTAGTGTTGGAAGCAATAAAGCAGTATGGGTATGCGTTGTATTATGCTAGTGAGGCATTGCGGGCTGATCGTGAATTTGTACTGGAAGCAGTAAAGCAGAATGGCTTGGCGTTGTATTATGCTAGTGAGGTATTGAAAGCTGATTGTGAGGTTGTTATGGAAGCAATAAAACAGGACGGGCGGGCATTGTATTATGCTAGTGAGGCATTGCGGGCTGATCGTGAGATAGTGCGGGAAGCAATTAAACAAGATGAGTATGCGTTGATGTATGCAAGTGATGAGTTAAGAAAGGAATTAAGCAAATGATAAAGAAAAAAAGCGCTACACAAAAAGCAATTGAAAATTCAAACGTACCCAAGGCCGCGCAAGCGGCCCTAGAGGATTTGTTTGCCGAGGCCTTTAGTCACTGCTGGGATTTTGAAACGGATATTCAGGGGACGGCCTTAACCATAAAAGACTTGTTCATTAAATTTTGTGAACAAGAATTCAAATCAGACCAACACGTTGCGGCTAGCGGGTATTTAGGGTTGGCCCGGGGGTATTTAGGCATAACTGCGGCTGAATGTTACAAACTGTATTTTGAAAAAGAGATTTTAAAAACTGGAAAATTTAACGGATATGACTACCTACCTTTTCAAGGCTATGAGTATTTAGCCGTTGAGTTTAATAATGTACGAACAAGCAAGGGAACGGGCAAGCCATGCGACGTGTATTTTATCGAATTGAGGCAACACAATCGGTTTATCAATTCATGGGTTGTTAAGGATTACCCACAAGACCATGATCCGTATCATCGTTACGCAAAAAGATCATGACTAACAAACAGATTACAATACTCATACCCAAACTCAAAACCCCCGGAGCGTCCGGGGGCGCAGTAGTATTAAACCCGTTAGAGGTCCACACAACGCAAGCGGCTTATCTATACATTGGCCATGAGTTAGTAGCAGTACACCTATTTAATGGCCCAGCAGTGTTACCGTTCAAATGGTGTACGGGCGTACGTTCAGTAGATTTTGTGTGCGCCTTTCTGGTCCAGTATGGCCACAAGGTATCCGAGGGCAAGGCCGCAATCGACGCGGCTATTGCCGCCGGTACGATTTTGGTGAAAAATGCAAGGCCGGGTGGACGTTTAACGGTTGAGATCAAGGGCGACATGGCAAAAAGTAAAAACAAGGAGCAAAAATAATGGATACAGCTACATGGAGTACAAAAGAAAAGGTTTTGCAATTGGTTAAGCACCACGGGCGTGCGTTGCAGTATGCCAGTGAGGATTTGCAGAATGATCGGGACGTCGTCATGGCAGCGGTGAGGGACAACGGGCATGCTGTGATCTATGCAAGTTGGGAATTGCTACATGACCGCGAGGTCGTTCTGGCAGCAGTGAGAGAAAACGGACAAGCGTTGTTGAGCATTCACGAGAAATTTCGCAATGATAAAGAGGTCGTCATGGAGGCGGTGAAGCAGGATGGGACTGCGTTGCGGTTTTTAGCGTTGAGTCCAGTATCTGCTAAATTGCTGGCCGATCGGGATGTTGTCATGGCGGCGGTGCAGCAATCCGGGCGTGCGTTGCGGTGGGCGGCTGACGGATTGCTGGATGATCGGGGTTTTCTTCTGGAAGCGTTGCAGCAGGATGAGGGCAACATGGCAAAAAGTAATAACACGGAGGTAAAACAATGATTTTTAAACAGCATTTTCTATTGATTGCGGGGGCATTTATTATGAACGTCTTTTTACTGTGGCTTTCGCATATAGGTATTTTTATGGTAAAACAATCGCTAAATGACTTGGACGGTGAGATTATATTTTTTGGCTGTATGTTTATTATCGCTAGTTTTGGGCTTCAATGGTTTGCGTTAGCGTATTGGTTAAAGTCTTTTTATGAATAACAAGGAGCAAAAATAATGATATCGTATAGGGTAAAAGAAAAAATAGGAATGAATTGGAAACCCCTTGGCCATTTTTATGTTGATAAAGATATTCTCCCGGACTTAGACTCTTTCCGACATAAAGTTCCAAGCGGACGTATTGCAGTGATTAGAAATGATATAGCGAACGGGCCCGCTCAGGTTTGCATTATAGGTTTACCGAGCCTATTTGCACCGAGAGATAAAGAGTTTGTTCAGATTCTTGCTACTGTGGCCTTTTACGTGTTTGAGCTTAAAATTAAGTTTGACGGGCCCGAATGTGTTACCTTTCAGTTTGACGGTTCAGAGGACGAATACATGAACGACGGTGTTTTTCGGTGCCGGATTAGAACTGGTCGCAGAGGGGGTTTTGGTTGCCGTTTTGGGTGCTGGGATACGTCCTTTACCATGCGTTTACAAACAAAGGAGCAAAAATAATGATTTTTTTAGCAAAAGATAGCAGTAGTGAAAATAGCGGTAGTAAAGATAGCAGTAGTGTTTTTAATTTTAGGCGTATTGAAAAGTCCGATACAACTAAAATGATAGAAAGACTAGAGCAGTTAGGATCGTTTATAGAGTTAAAAAACTATGTAAAAACATATGAAAAGTATAATTTTAGTGGGTTAGAAACATATAGCTGGTGGAAAAATCCGTTTATGTTTGACAATTCAAAGCCCACAGGTGAGGAATATAGCCAAAAAGAGAGGGAAAAAGCCACGGTTATGAGAACTCTCTTTGAAAAACTAGGGGGCCAAGGCGATGCCTGTTGGTGTATAGAATTTATCAGTGGCAGTATAGTTGCGCTTAAGTTTTATCAGAGATTGTCAGGTTGTCTTATAAAACTGTCACATGCTGAGGTGGCTTTTTGTGAAGTACCAGAAGTAGATAGTAATTTCATTGATGCACTAAACCAATTTACCGAAGAGTTTTCAGCAATTATGGACGATACAGACCTAGCGAAACACGCTAAAAAACTACAAGACTTTATTGATCTTTAATAAACAAGGAGCAAAAATAATGAATAAACAAGAAATGATTGAGCTGTTAAAAACGGACGTACCGGCATGGAACCAATGGCGGGAGGACAACCCCTATGCGGTTATTGACTTATCGGAAACTGACTTTAGGTATGCAAACCTTAGATGTGCAAACTTTATACGTGCAGACCTTTCTAGGGCGGACTTTTATAAAGCAGACCTCCGGGGGGCAAATTTTAGGGACGCAGATTTTTGGCCCGTACACTGTTATGGGGCGGACTTTAGAGGCGCATACTTTAGAGGCGCATATCTTAGACGTGCAGACTTTTGGGGCGCAAACTTTTATTTTGCAGACCTCTTTGCGCCATTTTCACTCACGGAGACAAAATAATGAATAAACAACACATGGTAACATTTAGAACAGAAGAAGTAGTGGCACGACTATTTAAAGCGTATTGCAAAGACAAGGGCGTGACGGTCACATGGGCGTTGTCAGCGTTCATGGCTATGGTAGTATCCAAAGTTTATGAAGCCGACACAGAGATTGACACGATTTTAGCGAAAAAGATAGCGGGTTCGACTTGTTATCAGCAAGAATTTCTGCTATTAATTAGAGACTTAATGGGCGATATGATAACAAAATTGGAGGCAACAAGTGACGCCACGGATTGAGACCGTTAAAATGAGCCAGCCAACGTTAAACAGGCACGTTGGCGCACAAACAAAGAAAATGCCGATGGTTGCAATTGAGAGCCGGCACATTGATTGCATTCATGGTCCGATAATAGTGAGTCCGTTAGACCTTATTAACCTTAAAAAAAGCGGTAGTGATGACGTAAGCGGTAGTAGTGACAGAAGTGGTAAACAAACAAAAGCCACACAAACAGAGTTTGAACATTTAAAACCGCCGGTGAAGTCAGAAACATCCGTCGAGGTTCAAACAGAGTTTACAAGTTTTACCCGCACCCCACATTATTATTTGCCGGAAAATCATTTTGACAAGTATTTGATTGTGGATTCCTGCGAAGACTTAGATTCGCAAGCGATAACGCAAAAAGCTAAAGCGTTCAATCAAGACTTTCTTACACGCTTCGGGCATTTGTTTCCGATAAACTTTATCATTTCGTATTTCCATGAAACGTACCGACAATCAAAACTATAGGAGGATTATTGATGAGACCAAACAACATTAAACCGGGCATTGCAAAATACACGCATTTAAAATATGAGTATCAGCGAGATAAATCCGAGCCAAAACCACGGTATGGCCAACCGACTTTTCCATATTCGTATAATAAAAACGCACGCGTTAGTTTTTTAGACCAGCTCCAAGCTCTAAAGTATCAGCGAGAAGTGCCGAAAGCGCAAAACCCACAATACGGCCAGCCACTTCCGTCGTACAATAAAAACGAACGAGTAAGTTTGGTAGATGAACTCCGAGCTATAGAGCGTCAGTATCCACAAGCAAAGCAGCGCAAGTCCCGTTACGAATATAGTAAAAACAAACGAGTAAGTTTTTTAGATCAAATCCAAGCAATTCCGTATAAAGAGATCGAGCCGCCAACGCCAAGGAAAGTCCCGATGCCTTATAAATTGTTAAGCGAGATACAGTTGTTAAGGATTTTATGGATGATCCGCTAATGGACGGTATCCGAGGGTGCACGGTATCAAGCAGTTCCGGCGGTTCAGATCGTGCGGAAAGACCGTTTGTTCCGGTTTTTGTAAACAATCGAGTTGTTTATGTGCCGGAGTATGCGAGAGGGGCTTTTTCTGACGCAGTTAACGACATTTGGATGGACTATACACTGGCGTTGAAAGTAGATAAAAAATTAATATTAGACCCCGACATGTTGATCGAACTTTTAAACCACGCCAAGTATCATTGGCACGACAGGCTTGCTTACTTTTCGCCAGACGCTGAGGTTAGCGCATCGGAGCGGATAGAAAACTTGTTTATTAACAACCTGCATCTTTGTGCGGAAGAAAGTCACTTGGTGCGGGATATTATCAGGGGGTACAAATCTCTCGTTGAAGAAACAGTGGCTCAGAACAATACGGCTCCGATTGTGCCAATGTGGATGCTTAACAGCGCATCGAGTCGGAGCAGTCGTATTTGTGCCATATTGTAAACGCTTTACAAGCGCGACTAAGTAGTTTATAGTTATATTACTTTATCAATATCAATATCAAATCAGGAGAACAGCCAATGACCCGATTACAGCCCAGTGAGGCACTATTAAAAACAGTTAAAACTTTTTATAACAACGGACTGATAACCATGCCACTTAGGGGCAAGGTGCCGATGGTAAAAAACTGGACGCAGTTAGAGCTACCAGAAGCCTTTGACCCAAACTACTACACAACCAGCTCAGCGGGCTGGGTGATTCGTGAGCCTTATCTGGTTATCGATGTGGACGTGCGCTCAGAAATTAATGGAATGGTTGGCCTACAACGGCTATCTGATGACCTTGGGTTTGATTTTTTAAACAACGCGGGCGTTATGGTGCGCACACCGACTGGGGGCTTGCATTTGTACTACAAGATCTTCCAGAGCGGCGTGAGTTACAAGAAAAACTTGGCAGCTTACGAAGGTTTGGACTTTTTGAGAGACGGCCACCAAGTATTGATACCACATAGCGAGACGGAGGCGGGTATATACCAACTGGATGGCGGCGAAAACAAATTCTCAAACATTGTCGAGATACCAGAAGGATTACACTTGTTATTGGGGCAAAAAGAAACCGAGTCGTGTGGGGGCACTGGTTATTTTACGGACACTAAAACAGATAAGTTACTCTTGACAGGCTACGTTAAACAGTTTGGTGTTGTTGGTGAGGGCGAGCGTAACAATGCCTTGTATAAGATGGCTTGTCGGGGATACGATTTAGGGTTGTCGCCCGAAGTGGTATTGGGTATTGTATCGGAGGCGGATTGTTTCGCGCCTCCGTTGTGCACTAAAGAGCTGGCTACCACGCTTGTAAGCGCATTGAGCGCAAGACAAAACGAGATTGGTTCGCATTCTGTTGAGGAAGCACTGAAAGCCTTAGGCCCCATAGATTCTGGCTGTTCTCCGGGCCAAGGGCTTAATGACGTGCTTCCCCAAGAGAAGGCGGCCGCTCAGTTTGATGAAGTGTGCCCATGGCACGACAAGCTACATAAAACCAAACATGGCACCGTGAGTTCTCAGAATTTTTGTGTAAGAAACTGCGCTATATTCTTAAAGAACATGAAAGAGTTTAAAGGCAAGTTGGGCTACAACGAGTGGAGTCGTGAGACTGTGTGGTTAGAGCCATGTAGTTGGCACGCATTTTATAAAGAGGACTGTATGCCCAATGGCATTGCGGTTACTGATGACGATCTGTTGTCTATCAAGACGTTGTTTAACGACATGGAGTTTGACCCGTTGGTTAACCAGATCTACCAAGCGGCTCGGACTGTTGGGTTTGAGAAAAGTTTTCACCCGGTCAAGAAGTGGTTTAGTGAGTTGCCGGAGTGGGACGGTGTCGAGCGGGTACGTGGGTTGTTCCCAAACTACTGCAACGCTGATGATACTGCGTTTAATCGGGAGGTTGGCGAGGTGTTGATGTGTGCGATTGTTAAACGCATTTATGAGCCGGGCTGCAAGTACGATCACATGGTTGTGTTGGTTGGCCCGGAGGAGCAAGGGAAGTCAACAGCGATTAAGGCCTTGTCGGTGTTTAATAGTTGGTTCACGGATTCGCTGGGCGATATTAACAAGACTGGCGATGCTATCCAGCAGATCAAAGGGAAGCTGATCGTGGAGGACTCGGAGCTTAATGCTTTTATGAGCCGGTCGAATACGGTTGCGAGTGTTAAGGCGTTTATATCTCGGGAGGTTGACCGAGCGCGATTGGCGTATGCGAAGTTGACCGAGGACGTTCCGCGCCAGTGTGTGTTTATGGGCACAACAAACGAGAACCAATTTTTGAATAGCGTCACAGGTAACCGCCGGATATGGCCGGTTGAGGTGTACGACATTGACGTGCCAACGCTTACCAACGATTTACCACAGTTGTATGCGGAGGCCTTGGTTGTTTACAAAAAGCGGTACGCTGGGTTAAAGAATGGGTTGGTGTTGCAATCGGCAGAAGCTATTGAGCAAGCCAAGAAAGCTCAAACTAGCCGAATTGAAGTGGACGAGCTTGAAAGGGTTATTCAAGAGTGGTTAAATAAAGGCGTGAGAGACGGTTTCCAGTTGAGTGATGTATGGGATGGTTTAGGTCGAGATATAATCCACTTAAGCATTAAGGAACAAAAGCGTCTTGAGCGTGCGTTGTTGAAGTTGCAGTATAAACGCAGTGATAATGGGTTTGTGAAAATTGGAGGTAAAAAATGATTGACATATTAACATATTTTCAAAGAGTTATATTTACAATAGCGTATTGGGGCTCGCTGATAGGGGCCATGTGGTTTGTTTGTCGCGGCCCAAACTTAGACGACAACGATAAGACCTTAGGCGGAGTATGCTACAACGTTCTAATACGAACAATACTGGCGGCGGTTGCGTTAGTTGTATGGTACTATGCGTTCACATTTATATTCTTTTTATTCTTTGAAACAGTGGGAGCGTTGTGATGAGTGACGATATCCGATCACATAACGTCGGAGCCTCGGACTATTCAAAATATAAAATACAGCCATGGGACATTTGGCTTGAGTACAATTTAAACCCATGGGACGCTGATATTGTTAAACGTGTATTACGCAACAAACCGGGTGAGCGACGACTGGATTATGAAAAGATTATTCATGTGTGTCAGGAACGTATCAGGCAAATAGATGAAGTTTATTATTCTGGGCTGGGCGTGCCGGCCAATTCGATTCAAACTTTGGGGCGTGGGGATTTGACTCAGGTGAATTTAGATGCTGAAAATAGTGCGGAGACAAAAAAGGAAGAAATGTTAGAAGCTGTGAAGCAGTATGGGCTTAATTTGCTGCATGCGAGTGAGGAATTGAAGGGTGATCGGGATGTCGTGATGGCAGCGGTGAAGCAGAATGGTCTTGCGTTGGATTATGCAAGTGAAGAATTGCAGAATGATCGTGATATAGTCATGGCAGCGGTGGAGCAGTGGGGGAGTGCGTTGCGGTATGCGAGTGAGGAATTACGTGCTGATCGTGAAATAGTCAGGGCAGCGGTGATGAAGTTTCGGGGTGCGTTGGAGTATGCGAGTGAGGAATTGAGGGGTGAGTTCGATAATGATTAATAAAAATAGCACAAAAGCAGAAGTGATGGCAGCGGTGAAGCAGAATGGTCTTGCGTTGGATTATGCAAGTGAGGCATTGCAGAATGATCGTGATATAGTCATGGCAGCGGTGAAGCAGTATGGGCGTGCGTTGCGGTATGCGAGTGAGGAATTACGTGGAGATCGTGAGGTGGTGCTGGCAGCGGTGGAGCAGTGGGGGAGTGCGTTCTGTTATGCGAGTGAGGAATTGCAAGGCGATCGGGATGTTGTACTGGCAGCGGTGGAGCAGCGGGGGAGTGCGTTGAAATATGCGAGTGAGGAATTGAGGAATGATATAGATGTGGTTAGGGCAGCGGTGACGCAGAGTATCCACGCGTGGCGGTTTGTTAGTGAGAGAGCGCGAATTGAAATAGCGGAATGTTGGGCTAAGTGTAAAGATTGCGCAGGAGGTAAAAAATGATTAATAAAAAGAGTACGAAAGAGAAAATACTGTCGAGCCTAAAGTTTAACACAATTGGGTTGGTTTATGCGGGTGATGACTTGCTGGCTGATCGTGAGTTTATCCTTGAAGCGATGGAGCGGCAAGTAAGTGCGTTGGCGTATGCGAGTGGAGACCTGCTGGCTGATCGTGAGTTTATGCTTGACGCGATGAAGCGGCAAGTAAGTGCGTTGGAGTATGCGAGTACTGAGCTGAGGGTTGATCGTGATTTTATGCTTGAAGCCGTGAAAACGAACGGGCTCGCCTTGGCGTACACAAGTAAGAGGTTGCAGGCTGATCGCAACCTCGTCATGGCGGCGGTTAAGCAGGATGTTCGGGCGTTGCGGTGGGCAAGTAAGGAATTAAAAGGTGAGTTCGACGATGATTAAGCCAACTTTAACTTATGATCCGTTAACGCAAGAGTATTTTTATGCTTGCAGTCGCGAGGAGAAAGACATACCGAAACAATGCCGGATGAAGTGGTCGGCTGGAAACACAGCTTGGAAAACTAAAGACTGGGCATTAGCCATGAGAGCCGCAGAGCTTTCAGGTATAGGGACTGCCATGTTCAAAGATAAACTAATTAAGCCACCAGCTCGACTCACCCTCCCGGATTTTCTGTACGACTACCAGAAGGAAGGCATCCGAACGATTGTGGCTAATAAAAATCTATTGTTAGCCGACGAGCAAGGGCTAGGAAAAACGGTACAAACCATTGAGGCCTTGCGGTACATAGACGCTCGACGCATTTTAGTATTGTGTCCGGCATCGCTAAAGTATATGTGGCAGGAACAATTTGACCAATGGTCGGATAACCTACTCACCCAAGTAGTAAAAAACGGTAAATCGACAATTGCCCCACCCAGCAATTGGGAGATCCCGCCTTATGACCCGGTACAATTTAACCCAGAGGACGAACACCCATTAACTCCGGTTCAGATTAACGGTGAGTCCAGAATCATACAGCCATGCAACGTCGTCATTGCTAACTACGATCTGGTGTCTAAACGGTATATCTATGAGCAGTTACGCGCATGGGCCCCCGATATGGTGATCTATGATGAAGCGCATTATCTCAAGAACCCCACGTCCAAGCGGGCCAAGGCTTCGTTTCTACTGGGGGCTAACGCTGATCGGCGACTGATGCTTACTGGTACCCCAATGCTTAACCGGCCTATCGAGCTTTATAGCATACTTCGGTTTTTAAAACGAGAAGCTGTGGAACCGTATGACAATTATAAAAAGTACGGGTATAAGTTTTGTAACGGTAAAGAAGGCCCATTTGGTTTTGATGTTAAGGGAGCCAGTTGTACCGACGAGTTAAACTACCGCCTCAAACGCACAGTGATGTTGCGGCGACTAAAGGCCGATGTGCTTACCGATCTACCAAGCAAGACGATGCAGATTATTCCCATGGAGCAAACCAAGGACACTAAAAAGATAGTCAAGCAGGAAGGATTGTTCGACGTGAATAGGATTTTAGAGAAGCCGGACGCCAACCTTATTGGCGAGATGGCTACTATCCGTCGAGAGCTTGGAGAAGCTAAGCTACCCCAGAGCATCAGCTACATTAAAGATGTAATGGCGAGTGGCGTTGAAAAGGTTGTGGTGTTTGCGTACCACAAGGCAGTATGTGAGGGGCTGTACGAAGCGTTTAAAGACGACGGTGCGGTGCTAGTCTATGGCGGTACGGCTTCAACTGATCGCCAACGCTACGTCGATCGGTTTCAAAAAGACGCAGACACCAAAGTCTTTATCGGCCAGATACAAGCAGCCGGCACTGGGCTTACCCTAACCGCAGCCAGTCATGTAGTGTTTGTAGAGAACAGTTGGGTGCCCGGAGAGATGGACCAAGCAGTTGACCGCTGCCACCGCATTGGTCAGAACAATAAAGTAACAGCGCAAGTATTGGTTGTTAAGGATAGCATCGACCATGTTATAATGAGATCAATGTTTTTTAAAAAGAGAAGGATTAAGGAGGTTTTAAAATAATGGAAGTAATTGATCACAGAAAAGAGAAACTTAGTAAGATTGTTGGGCTAGAGAAGAACCTAGAGATGACTGCTCAATACGCGCCTCGACTCGTTAAACGCTTGGGGGTGGGTAGTAAACACGCGTTCCCAAGCTGTTATAGTTTCGATGCAACGTATGGGTATTTCGTAGCCAAGGACGGCAGCAAGCTCCCGGGCGCACGGGTGCATATACACCACAACCTATTGGACTTATCGGTTGTGGAAAACTGGGGGCTATCATACATTGACGAAATACTAGACCCAAAGAACCGAGCATTAGATGATCTGGTTAAGCGCATGGCAAACTCGTTCAGAGCCGGGACGCAAGTACTATGAGCGCGCATTCACTATTCGGCGCATCAGCCGCACACATTTGGACTAACTGTACGGCCCAGCCATGCTTGGCTTCACAAGCTAAAACGTTTGAGGAGTCAAGCGATTATGCTAACGAAGGAACCACGGCGCACGATATAGCCGCTGATATTTTAAGAGGCGAGTTCTTACAAAGTGGGAAGGGGGCGTATCGCAACGGATCGATCGGCACTTTGCCCAACGAGATGGTCGACGCTATTATCACGTACGTCAAGTACGTTCGGCGACACGTTAAGAAAACCAGTAAGCTATATGTCGAGCAACGCATCCGATTAGACTCTATTGACGGTGGCCGCTTTTTTGGCACGGCGGATGCTATTGTTTCTTCCAAAACCACATTGACCGTCATTGATTTTAAATACGGCCAAGGCATTAGTGTGCAACCAGAGAACAATCCTCAACTGCTTTACTATTTGTTGGGGGCTATTGAGCTTGAAGGGCTGGACATTATGTGCGGGAAAAAGTTTTATGTAGCGATTGTGCAACCACGGATGGAGAAAGACCCAATTCGTAGAGTGGAGGTGCCCGCTCGATCGTTGGTTGCGTTTCAAGCGTTTCTTGAAGGAAGATACGAGAAAGTAAAAGAAGACCCAGAATACAACCAAGGCCCATGGTGCCAGTTTTGTAAAGTGAAAGGTGTGTGCCCGGAGCTTAAACGCATCAGCAACGTCACGACTAAAACTGATATTGAAGGCGACGTTACGTCATTGCCGGAGGTCGAGCAGTTGAGCATGGAAACAATTAGCAAGGTACTAGAAAACGCCAGTGCTATAAAGAAGTGGTTGACAGCGGTTGAAGCCTATGGTTATAATCTAGCGTTAGAAGGTTGTGAGATTCCGAGACATAAATTAGTATTAGGTGGCCGAGCCACCCGAAAATGGATTAATGAGAGTAAAGTTGCAGAAGAATTACAGAGCAAATATGGCCTCGATATTTTCGATATTAAACTCAAGTCTCCAGCCCAGATGGAAAAGTTAGTCGATGACAAGGAGGTTGTGCAACAATATGTAATGGTGCCAGAAAAGAAACCAGTGTTGGTTTCGGACACCGATAAAAGAGAGCCTTACACTTTAGGCAACGAGTTAACAAGCGTAGTAGATTAAGGAGATTTATATGGCAAAACACAGTTACAGAAATAATGTTATCACCCCAGAGGCTAGACTGTCGTACCCGTATGTGGTCGATCAGTTAGTCACTCAAATTGATGGGCGTGTTGTTAAGAAGTGGTGCGTAGACTTGTTGTTTTCTAAAGACACAGACTTGTCCGCATTAGACAACATCGTTAAAGAGTTAATAAAAGAGCAATGGCCGGATGCGACACCACAGCTAGTTAAGAAAATCCGAACCCCCTTTAAAGACGGGAACGACAAACTGGATAAAGAGGGTAATGTTAAACCCGGGTACCACGACACGATCTATATTACTATTGATACTAAACGAGCGGCCCCCGTTTTAAGAGCCGCTAATGGCGAGCCAATGACTGCCGACCAAGGACGCGAGGAAATTTACGGTGGTTGTTACGGTCGCGCGTTAGTTAACGGCGGAACCTATGACCACATGGGCAACAAGGGCGTTAAGTTTTATTTATCCGCTTTACAAAAAACCCGCGACGGAGAACCGTTGGGCGAAGGCAACACAACGTCCGAGCAAGTCGATAGACTTATGGCCGCATTTGGCAAGCAAGAGACCACAACAGATAACTCTGATTTATTGAGCTAGGCTCATGTTATACATCGACTTCGAAACAAGGTCATACTGTGACCTAACAGCCAGTGGTTCGTGGCGATACGCACAAGACCCAACAACCGAGATCTTGTGCATGGCCTACGCTTTCTCAGATACTGAGCCTAAACTAGTAATAGGCTCAGAGCTGCCAGATATAGTAGCCTTGCACATTGATATGGGTGGGATCGTTGAGGCGCACAATGCCATGTTTGAGCGAGCACTATGGGAGTCTATATGCGTAAAAAAATATGGATGGCCAGAGATCAAGCCAGAGCAATGGCGATGCTCCGCAGCATTGTGCGCCCGATGGGGCGTGCCCCGAGATTTGAAGACTGCTCCAATCGCCTTGGATCTACAAGAACATAAAGACACCGAAGGCCGGACTATCATGCTTCAACTAAGTAAGCCCCGGAAGACTAAAGACGGGCTTGCCTATCTCGAGGACGATACTAAACTCAAGAAGCTGTACGACTACTGTCTCCAAGACGTTCGTACTGAACGAGCAATCAGCCATCAATTCACCCAAGACTTTGGTTTTGAGAAGAAAGTGTGGGCGCTAGACCAGCGGATCAATTACCGTGGCGTACCTGTTGATCGGCAAGGCGTTGAGAACGCACTAGAGCTACTTGCCCTATACGCCGAACAGCTTGACGCAGAAGCCAAAGCCATAACCGGCGGTATTGCCGTAAGCCAACGAGATAAATTAATCGAGTGGGCCAACGCGCGCAGTGTCGGTTTACAATCCTTGACTAAAGAAGCCGTGGCCGATTGTCTCGACTGGGTAAAGGATAAAGAAGTAAAGCGAGTCTTGGAGATTCGCTCACAATATAAAACGTCCACCGCCAAGTATCAACGGCTTTTATCCAGTATGTCAGAAGGCGACCGGATCCGAGATGCGTTTGTTTACTATGGAGCACTAACCGGACGATGGGCTGGCCGCTTGGTTCAGTTCCAAAATTTACCAAAAGGTTCCGTCGCGTCCGATCAGATCGACGACGTGGTGGATTCTGTGGTTAAAAAGGATATTGCCAAAATAAACGCACACGAGGTTGCCCCTATGTTGCAATTATCGAGTTGCCTTAGGGGTATGATAGCCTCGCCCGAAGGGAAGTCCCTATATGTGGCGGATTTCGCCGCTATTGAAGCCCGGGTTGTTTCGTGGCTTGCGAATTGTAATTTAGCGTTAGATCAATTTAAAAAAGGAGATGATTTGTATGTTACCATGGCCGCCAAAATATATAACGTTACTGAAACCGAGGTTACCAAAGCCCAGAGGCAATTGGGCAAGGCTGCTATTCTCGGTGCTGGTTATGGCATGGGCCATAAAACCTTTCATCGGACTTGCGCGTCGTGGGGGATGGAAGTCTCGGAGGAGTTAGCGCAGTCCGCCATTGCCACGTACCGTTCTGTGTACAGTGAGATTCGGGATTTGTGGAGACACACCGAGCTGGCTGCTACCAACGCCATTCGGTATGGTAAGCCTGTGACTGTGGGGAAGGTCACATGGTTTATGCACGACGGCAATCTACACTGTAAGTTACCGAGCGGTCGCAGCTTGACGTATCGTAAGGCTCGACTCAAAGCCAAAGAAACCCCATGGGGCGGCGAGAGCTATGAGATACTATACTATGGTTCCCGAGAGAAGGGGGCCAAGTGGGTTGAGATAGACACGTACGGTGGGAAGCTGGTGGAGAACATCACGCAAGCCATTGCCCGAGACCTATTAGCCGAAGCTATGTTTAGATTAGAGGATGCGGGGTATGACATAGTCATGCACGTACACGACGAGGTAGTGTGTGAGGTTCCCGACAACTCTACTAAATCGTTGGCAGAGTATGAAGCTATCATGGCTCAGGTGCCTACATGGGCGGAGGGTATGCCGATTGACGTTGAAGGTTGGGTCGGTAAGAGATTTAAAAAATAGGAGAGTAAAGATATGGATTTTGAGTATTTCATGATAGTGGCTTTTATGTTTGCATTTTCATTGCCTTTTAACCTGGCGGTAATTTTGTTTTTTCTAATGGCTAGAGATATTCATGACTTTGGCGGTAGGGTAATCGGTTATTCTGGCGTTTTTTGTTATGCCTTTTTTATGGTTGTATTTGATGTTATTATGGTTCACGTGCTGATCACACACGCAAAAACGTACATACCGTCCTAAAAGATTTAAAAAATGGGAGTTGCCATGATAAATTGGTTTAGAAAAAAGAAGTTGATAGAAAAGTTGATAAAAAAGTACAACGTGCCAACAGAGCTACAAAAAGACTTAGTCGCTGTTACAGATAAGTATTTTGTAATTGAGTGGTTCTACGATAATTATGAGGATGTCATTCGTTGCTTTATTTACGGCCGCCAACCCGATGGTACCTTAGGTGACCGCAAAGGAACGACATGGTTCGAGAGGACTGGTCTCGCCGTTTGGGAAACGGACAACTTAGATAGAATACGCGACGAAATAAATACGCTGTGCGACTTAGAAGTTCAAGCTGATTCGTTAAAAAGAAGACGACGTGTTATGCGAGATAGATTTTTATGAGGATTTGAGGTATACTATAAGTACGCATTTGATAGCTATGCTGTCTGTGCCTTGATAAAATATACTATCGAATGTGTACCGCAGGCCCAATATCAGTTAACAAAAAAAATAATTACTTGAGCATTTGATTGGGCCTTACAATTTACTATGACAAACAAACAATCTATTATTGCACTTGATCTAGGAACCACTTGCGGGTGGGCAATTAAACACAATAACCGTACGCATTCTGGTGTGTTTAAACTGGCTCCCAGTCGGTTTGACTCTTACGACCAACGGTTTATTACGTTTCGTAAAAGCCTACAAGAGCTAATAGCCAAACGATTTAAGGACGCAGATCTCAGTACGGTACAAGTGTTCTATGAAGAAGTGAGGCAGTCCCAAGCTCCCGATGCAGCCCATATGTATGGCGGCTATAAGACGGTACTGACTAGTTTCTGTATTGATAACGCCATATCGTATAAAGGCGTTGGCGTCAAGACGATCAAGAAGTTTATCACGGGCACCGGCTCCGCTGGTAAAGAGAAAGTTATGGATAGTGTACGGAAGCTAGGTCATTACCCGGACGACGACAACGAAGCCGATGCCCTAGCTATTCTCTACTATGGCCTCGATTATTTATCGTAGCGTTTAACTAGCCCAGTCTCAAGCATAATGTCGCTGAGCTTGACATTGTCGATATACACGTCAGCGATTAACCGAAAGTATTTGCCTCGCTTAACGTTTCTCAATTCAATGCGTTGCGCGTTCTCTAATAGATCTCTTAATTGATCGCGAGCCGCAATAGCATCCGCCTTATTTGTAGCCCCCCGAAGCTCCATAGCATCGTACCCCGCTGGACGAATAGAAATGTTTTTACAAAATAAAACAATGTCGCAATTTAGGTCGCCTTTAAACGTATCGCCGTCGTACACACTGGTCACGTTAACTACTTGCAAGGGTGCTGGTTCTGACAGAGCGAACGGACTAAACCCGAATACCGCAATGACCATAGCAAAGATTAAATAGGCCAAGTCTGTTTTCATTAGACAACCTCCAATCTAAAGCCAGTCGGATAGGTTGCCAGTAGCCGATTCAGCGTGTTGTTGGAATACGACACCGCCAATTGGCGGGGGTGCCCCATAAACTCCCATTCCTCTCCAACGAGTATACAGCCGTTGGTATCTGTTACATAATTACCTGCGTGGATAAGTATACCGGATCGCCCCGGTACACTCAACACAACAAAGGCCGATGGATACTTGACGCTTGTGTAGTCAGTCACAACGTAGTTTCCGCACGGTATGCACGAAATGTTTTGCTGGTTCCGTTCCCACGGTAGCTCTAAAGTCTTACACACCTGCTCCCCATCCGAAGTGCATATCGTTCCGAGTATACCCCGATTACTTTCTATCTCTCGCTTAAGAGTTAGCAAATGGGTCATTTTGCGCTTTGTCGAAGTTACAAGCAATCAAGTTTACTAAAGCCATTAGCCCTTGTAGCTTTTTATCTTTAACGGCTGATGACACTGTGGAAGCAATGGCTGCTCCGCCAGTAATGGCCAGTGCTAAACCTTGAGGGTCGTCTAGGTACTTAACACTAACGCCCACTGCACTTGCGCCCGAAGCTGCCAGTAAAACCTTATACGCTGTTTTTAAAAATCTAATCATAATCATCTCCTTATTTATAATATAATGCGCTGATAAGCGCGCCAATAACGCTCAGTAATCCAGTGATAAAAGTTGCGTTAAGCCGCAACATAATTGTTTTAACGTTCTTCCTATGTTCGTCCAGTAACTGAGTCATGTGTGCCAGCTCTCTACTTATCTCCGCAACGCGAACTTCAAGTCTATGCGCTCGTTCTGATACATCATCCAGTTTGCGTTTGTCGTAGGCGTCCACACACAAGTATTATGCCACGGTCTCAATAGTTTTGTCTAGTTAAAAACAGGCTTTTTATGCTACATTAATGTACTGATCGAGCAACGCTTGGATCTCTTGTTTTTCCGCATCATCAGCAATGTCGTCATAGTGTGGATTGGCGATAAGAGTTTCAATGGCCGTTTTTAAATTAGCCTTAAGCGATAAAAGCGTAGCTTCACTTTGGATTTTTGCGCTTTCGATGGCGTCTTGAGCGGTTAACATATTATTATAAGCGTTTAATAATTCTTGATTGTCTTTTATATCTTTAATTGTCATTTGTTGTTTTCTCCTTGGTGCTGTTCACCTTATATTCTACACCGTATTTCGTAAATTCGTCCACTGCCAACTTGTCTTTTCGGTCGCCAAAAATCAGAATATTATATACCCCACTTTGCTCTACAACAATTTTTGCTCGTTTCCCACCGTCAATCACTTCGCCCCATGCTCTTCCAAAATGTTTGAATGGGTTTACCCACACTAAACTATCTTGATTCAAATGCTCAAAATAATCGGGTAAGTCAATATAGTTATCGCCATCATTGCAATCAATTTGGTACTTGTATATGTTACCTCCGGCGCTTGGTGTTTCTACAAAGTAATGACGCAATCGGTGGGTATCTTTCTTGGCCGGATCTGGGTGAGCAATATCAAATGAACCTGAACCCTTTGATAATGAACCAGAAACAACGGCGTTTCCGTTTACATGCAATTTTTGTGACGGGCTAGTTGTGCCTATCCCAACATTGCCACTATTGGTTATTCGCATTCGCTCAGTTTGATTTGTTCCAAGGATTAAGCCGTGATTACTAAATGTTCTCAAAACTGCTTGGCTACCCCCAGCATAGAATTGGCCTAAAACCCCTCCATTATTTCCAAAAAGATTTAAAACCGCATAGCTGTTTCCACTTGCTGTGTTTTTTAAATTGATTTGTGCCCCTGACCCCGCACTCACTGACTTCTCCATATCCAAAGCAGCGTACTGTGTCGGACTCATTCCTATACCCAGGCTGTCGTTAATTTTAACTTTTCCGTCATTTTCGATTCTCATGCGCTCGGTTGCGTTTGTTCCCAATGATAATGGATGGTTAGTAAAGGTTCTCAGATAAGCTGTTCCATTAAATCCATCCGCGTAATATTGAGCCTGAACCGCTCCATTGTTGCCCTCTAAGACAAGGGTTGCATGGCTTCTACCGTTGTTTGATGTGTCGGTGTTGGTGTTTTTTAGCCGAATGGATAAGCCCCCCCCACCCTTTTCAGATCGCTCCATATCCAAAATAGTAGTATCTGTTGCCACTTTCCCAATGCCAAGTTTGCCACTAATAGTTGCGTTTCCGCTTACGTCTAACTTTTCGCTTGGGTTATCGTTGCCAACACCAACATTACCACCATTGTGGGCTAGATACACATTAGCATTATCTGGTTGTATGTAAATGGGCACCCCAATACTATTGCCGTAATTATAAGAAAAAAGTTTCGACCATGATCCGGAATTTTGTAGCCCAATAATACTATTATTATCTTCGGCTCCCGTAACTATTGCGCCTTCGACACCAAGACCAAACGCTTGAATACTCGAACCTAAACTTGCCCCAATGGACACATTTTGAACAGGGTTGTTATTCCCAATACCCACTTTGCCATTATCGGCAATAAAAATTCCACTACCGCCATCGTTGTATAATTTCAAGCCATTTACGTTTCTCGCACGAATTTCACTAGCCAAAAGCTGTATAATAATATCGACTACTCCAGCGTCCGAAACGGTAACGCCAGCGGTCCCAGCAGCATTAAGCAATGCTACCCCACCAATATCTCTAGCCCGGATACCTTCTGTCGCTATGTGCTGTCCTGAATTTTGTGTAAAAGAATTTCTGGGATCTACTCCCGACCCGGTTTTAGCGTCCAGTTCGTCTAGTGCGGCTTTCACCGTACCGGATGTTAGCGACGAGTCGGCGTTATTGTAAATCACCTTGTTGGCTTCAATACCGTCCGCAAACACCCACGCCGCTCCATCCCACCGGTAAAGCCCTTTGATTTTTCGGTTAATGCCGATAACGCCTGTGGTTGTCTTTACAACAAATAAATCGCCTAACTCACCAGTGGCGGGTAAATCTGCAAACGCGTTAACTTGTCCCTTGATCGGGGAGTCCGCCCCGACAAATAAATCTTCTAGCACTATACTACCTCCGAAACGCGTACGCTAAACGTTATACTTGTTGACGCATTAGTGACTATGTTAATCCCCAACGCTACCATTGGAGCTGATGTCGCTTTGATCCACACATTGCCAGTAACGCCAGCTAACACGTTGGTCGCAATCGTGTCTCGAATTTGTGGGTTCGTTGAAACCAATACCGCCTCCAAGTTAATGTTATCGGAGGAAGACCCGCCCTCGATACGCACGGTCGCGCGCGCGTTACCTTGCAAGTAAATCAGCGGTTGCTGCCCCGTCTCGGTGGTGTAAGTCTGTATAATGTCCCGTGAATAATGCGCCATCAATCCGCCCAGTGTTTGTCATCGGAGCAATCAAACGTCTCTAATTGCTTCACTGTATATTTTGCAATTTTTAACTCTAGCGCGTTTGACTTCATCCGTATGTTTTCAATAAACGTCACCATGGCTCGATAAGCGTCTTGCTCAAACGATTGAGAATAAATTAAGTTAAGCTGCTTTGTAATCGGGTAAATAGCCGTAATGCGAGTGTGCGCTTCTTGTTTAATACACGGTATGTGTTTCTCAACCAAATACGGTTTGACTTCTTGCGCCGTTGCTTGCCTCCAATGCTCTGTTCGTAAGTTTTTAGATAAAGTATAGTAATCTTGATCGTATTCGACAATATCGTTTGATTGTGTGTTGATTAAGTAATTCATAACATTTCCTCCCAGCCTAAAGTAATCCACTTAAAAAAAGTCACTGTCCCGTATGTGCTACGTAAATAAATTTGACTGGTAGAATTAACTTTAGCAGTTATTTCTACAGTGTTGTTCCAAAAATATGCGGCCCCATTATAATACGCATTTATAGTCGGAAATGTCGAAGGCGACACATCTGCTTCATCTTCTTCGGTAACAACAATGCTTACGACAGAAGATATGTTAGGTGCTTGCAAATACAGCGATGCACTTGCCACGGCGTGAGGTGGGCTTGAGATTGTTTCTGCGCTTCGACTTGATGTAGATAGCCCTGACGTTTTGTTTAAATCTAAAATCCGAGTCGAATAACGAAACCGATAATTCGATTCGCTAAACGTATAATCGCCTGAGCGGATATTGGCCGACCCATCAGTATACAACGCAGCTATATGCTTTTTTTTAGTATACCCACTTGGGAGCGTTGGGTTAGTTTTACTTGCTGAAAACAACGCATCGCTGGTTTGTGTTGTCGGATTATAAATTGCAAACAGATAATAGAAAGTATCCGCAGCTACCGTTCCAGTATCAAGTCCACCAGCGTTTGTCCCTTCTGCCCATGCTGCATCGATCTGCTTGGTTATGGCCGATAAAGTAGCCTGCCCAGATTGATCGTCGAAATCAAAATTGCCAGTCGTAAAATCAATATCGTGGTCGGCATCCGTACCGTTAACTATGGTAATCTGTTTTGGTAATATGCGTTGTGCTGGTATCTCTAAAGTAGCTCGAGCCGTTGCAGCGTCCGGATCGTCTAAAAGCGTTTGAGCAAACGCGCTAATACCCAACGTTGCCAACGCAGTAGCAGCATCGGGATCGTCAATAAGCGCTTGCCCAAATTCCGATACTGCGTAATCGCCAACAGAAACTCCGGGCCCCGCTCTCAAAACCCCCGTAATGTTATCAAAAAACGCGTACTTGCCCTTGCGCGTGTCAAGGGGTGGGAGCTCAATGGGCGAAGCCCCAGTATCTGACGGCGACTGGCGAATTGTCCGCTCGCCATCTCTCTGAACTTGCTGTATAAGAGCAATAATTTTATTTAATTCCAAATTCATAGCGGCCGCGCGGAATGCCCCCGACGTTGGGAACCCAGTTGTTCGCTCCGCCGGTATATCGCGAAAAAGCGTGACGTTGTCGTTTAATGCTAAGCCGGTGCTAAAAACAACTTTACCGCCAGCTAAACCATCCGCCAGATCATCCGCAGTGATACTTGACCCGTCGGAGTTTTTAACTGTATAATCGGTAGTCTCCGTTTTAAGTACATCATTAAGATACACTTTTATGTCGGACGTTTCATAAATCACATACGTAAATATAAAGTCGGTCTGGCCTGCTGTAGCCACATACTGATGAATTGGATTTATATCGTTTACTGGTACATTTGCCATGGTCTATCTCCTATAGTATAATATCATTTCTCATTCGGTGCAAACCGAGTTACGGGGGCAGTTTTTCCCTCAACAAAGTATTCTTTTTTATCGGCCACCGCCCGAGCCGTAATCTCTGGGTATTCAAGTAATAGCTGATCCTGTGCCAGTTTCAAATATGTCTGATACAGTTTTCGCAAGGCTCCACCACGGGTCGCCGTTGGTTTCCCAATCTTTTCCATCTCTTTAGCCGGTATAGCTGGCAACGACTGGTAGAAGGGCGACTCAGTCAATTTTAACATTTTGTCATACGTCCCTAACTCGCCCATCAACTCTAGTAATCGGTTGTATTCATCGGCATTTAAACGCGCTTGTCCTACCGGGGTGGGTAACCGACGACTGGGCTTACTAATAATAGTACCGTTGTTTAACTCCTCAATTGCAAGTTTGTCGTTCGCGCCATATTGCGTCAACGATAACGGAAGTATATTACCCACCGCTGTTGAACGCCTTGGAATCGGTCTGCCAAATTTATCAAGTTTGTCCTCGCCTAAATTTAATCGAGCCAGTACACTTTCCCACAACGTATCGGTTTGTTTTTTATTGTCTTCAAAAAACCGAGACGTCCAAGCTACTGCGCCCGGGACAGTCAAACCGGTGACTAAACTCTTACCGGCTCGTTTCAACCCATACTCGTCTTGTTCAGTTACAATATTAAACAAGTCTCCAAATTGCCCCGTGAAGTTTGAACTCGCCATCTGATCGGCAATCCCAAGTATACCCGCAGCTATATAGTTAGTCATATCTTCGGCAACACTGTCTTCAATAGTATCGCCGTCCATGTAGTGAAACAACTCCACCACATTAGCCGCTCTGATAAATGGCGCGCTCAATGGGCTAAAATCGTTTAGGCCGATAACCGTATTACCAATGCGCATCGAGTTTTCAAACATACCAGCATTGTCTAGAGTAGCCCGTTGTCCCGGATCTTTTATGACCGATCCGCGAATGAAGCCATCATATGCCATCTTAAAGGCCAATACTTGCGCGCCCGTAGCTATAGACATTCGGCCAATGGCTAAATCCCGCTCACGGCCGGCTCCGCTGCGTAATGCTTTTTGAGTTAGCGAAGTGCCTCGCACATTTAACAAACTAAGTGGCGATTTTGCCAACTCGTACTTAGTCAAATTGTAAGTGGTCTTCACAAACGGGAATAGCAGGAACCCTCCGGGTATTTCATTAACCACGGACTCAAAACCCTTCCCGATGCCGGTTAGCTCCTCGGTTAAACTTACGCGCTTGGCTTCGCTCCACGCCTGCCGACCTGCCGCCATTTGCTGCGCAACCGTTTTATCGTTTAGCGAGCGTAAGTTTTTTTTGTTTATAAAATCGTATAAACTTTCTTGTTCCCAAAGATCTGTAGACAGCTCTTTTACTCGAGCATTAAACGCTTCTCCCGTCAGCCCTTCATTTGTCGCTCTTGAGATAGCTCGCGCCTTAAGCTCTGAACGAAACACAATCGCTTGCCCCACGTGGTCTTTGTTGCGGTAAAAACCAAGTACAGGCTCCATTGCCGACGTTGCGTAGTCTAGCGCACGTAAGGCCACGTTGTCTGGCCGCCCAACTAAATCTGCAATTTTAACGTCGGTCTCTTGAACGTTTAATTTTGTACTTGAATCCAACCTAACCGACTTAGCTTTTTCTGCCATGTCGTCCAAAAACCCTCGAACTCCAGTTTTTAAACCTCGAATAGGCCCTTGCTCAACCACGGCTTCGGCACCTTTTTTAGCATTTAATTTTGCAATCTTGCCGGTGCCAACGATCACCTGTTTCCAATACTCGGTGTATCCAGCCGCTAACGCCTTAGCCTCAGTGAACGTAATATCCGTTGCCTCAGTCGCTTGTCGAAACACGCCATTGCGATACGCCTCGTCAACGAATCCCGCCCAGCCTTTTTCTTGCTTAATCGTTTTTGCTGCTTTCGCCCCGCGTCGCGCAGAACTGACCGTCGCCCCCGCAAACCGGTCCGCCACTTCCCACGTATGCCGATACATATCCGCAGACACGTCGCGGAGCATAGACACTGGGGATGATAGTAGAAAACTTTTAAACCGACGAGCAATCAAGTCGTTAATATCTTTAACTTTTGTAAGCGTTTGTTTACTTGGCCCGCCAAGAAAACCCGCAACGTCACCGTCTAATTCAGCCAACGATACAATCGCTTTAGCTAAATCTTGCCGATCCTCAACGCTAATTTGCCCCTCAGCTAACGATTTCTGCAACGAGTTAAAAAAACTGACGCTACTCTCTTTGCTTCGGCGTTGCATACCCCTAGCCGCTTCGCCCGCAACATCCTGTGCAGTCCGCGCAATTTTTAAGTAATCTTCGGCCAGCTCCAACGCGGTGGTTACTGCTTGCTCGTCACCCGCTTTAATAAGGGGCTCTAAATCAGTAAACGCTCTTTTAAGCTCTTGATATTGATTATCTTGGATAACAGTTACCGCCGCAATCTGCTCGTCAATCTTTAACTCCTTAGCTGCTTTATATGCGTCTCGCGACTTTAAATCCTCGACCGTTGTGCCAAGAAGTTTCGCGGCTTCGTCTAACTCTTTTCGGGTTTTAGTTTCTTTAGCTGGCTCCTCAACCGCTTTCTTTAACCGCTGTACCGCCTCGGGGGGTTGTGCCTGTTCCTTAGCTAATTTCTCCAAACGGGTACGAACTTTAGCCATTTTCTCCCGTGCGGGTTTAACCGTCTTTTCGACTACCGTTCGAGCTTGGTTTACTCGAGCCATGTCGCGCACGGACCGAAGGCCTTTGAGTACAAAATTGACAGGGAGCCCAAAACCGAAGGCCTCGAACGCATTAACCAAACGTGTCTCAAACGGCGAGCCCTCTGCGTCTTCTTTTAAATACGCCGGTAATTTTTTAGCCAGCTCGGGATCTACTGCCTTAACTAAATTTTCGGTTAAGGCCATTCGCTCCTCAAATCCTATAAACGTTGCGGCTGCCTCTTGCGCTGCGACTTTTATACCCTTCGGTACTTTGGCTGCTGCTTTAGCAACCCCCGTCGCACGGGATGCCTGACTGATAGGTAAAAACGCTGTTGCAAACTGTGTGATAGCCTCCGCAACTTTTCCAGCCGCTGTTTTAGGCTCAGAGATAAGCCCCTCAACGCTGAGGCGTTCCCGTAAGTTATCTAAGATTTCATCCGCCCCCGGACCTAAAACGACATCGGCTACGTCAAACCCTAAATTTTTTGCTGACTCAACGGCTTTTAACGCACCTGATGCCACCCCCTTCGACACGTCTGCTCCTTGCGTGCCTATTGCTTTTAGCTTTTCTGGGTCTGGGGGCCTATCAGTTAACGTTCTTGGGGTAAGGTCTTTAACGCTATACACGTCCCTCTCCACATCTAGCGACCGTTGAGTTACCACCTCTGCTACATTAAAAGCTAAATTTTTTAAAGACTCGACAGTGGTTAACACGCTGGCGACCGCCCCTTTAGGTAAGTCAAGAAGAAGACTGACTTGATCTGGACTCGCCCCCATAATTTCCTCCGGGGTCGCTTCAAGCGCGGCTTTAATTTTTTTTGTACGACGAACCCGCTCTTGAACTCGCGCTTTAATATTATCTTTTATTTGCTCTAGCTGTGCTAATCGAGCCGCTTGCGCCTCCTCTTTATCAGTAAGAACTTCTAATCCGGCTGCTATACCCGCTTGGTTAGTTTTATCTTGTTGCTCTTCTAAATCATTCACTTGCATTGAGTATCTCCTCTAACTGTGCTTGGTATTCTTTAATGGTGATTTCACCTTCCATAAATTGTTTATCTAACATTTCTACAGTTTTATCCCCCCCGTTTTCGGCTGCCTCCGGCCCCTCCATGGCTTCTCGAAGTGCTGGATACACGTTTTGCTCAGCGTATTGCTTTAACTCAAGCGTCGTTTTTATCTCGCCACGCTTGTAAGCGTCTGCCATAGCTTCCATCTGGGTAGCAATTAGCTCATCGGCATTGGCTTCTCGTTCTGTAATTTGCCCCGTTGAGGCCGCCGCAAACGCCGCAAACACATCAAGCGGCTTGCCGCCGACAATTGCGTACATCCGCTCTTTAATGCTATTCATCGCCGGTGACTGAAAAAACTCATTTTCTTGCTGTTTTATTGTATTCATGACATACGTCAAATCGCCCGAGCTCAACCCAGCGGGGTACTCCCCCCTTAAAATTTCCTGTTTAACAACTTGGCCATCGCCTTGGTAAATCCTCAGTGCCAACTCCCGTTTAAGTAATGGATCTGTCTCCGTCGCTTGGTTTCGCCAACTTTGGCTAAACTCTCTTAATTGTTGTCGCTCCTGAAACGTTTTACCAGTAGAAACAAACGCTTCTTCTGCTGCCCCAACATTAGGATCGCTAGGGTCCATACTTATCAACTGCTCCCCTGCAGCCAGCTGATTCTCAACGCGTTGCTGTTCTTGTTGCTTCTCTGCATAGTTTTCTGCCTGTAATTGTGTGTTAAACGCTTGCTTAACCCTTTCAGCAGCTTTTAATTTTACGTCGTCAGGTAACGTATCAAACGCTTCAACGCCTGTGTCACCGGTTTGTACTGCGGCCATGAAGCCAATCATATCGTCCTGCCCAATCGCATACGTAGTAAGCTGGGACACCTGAATACTCTCAATTTCTGCCGTGCGTTCCACTGCATACTTCCGATCTAGTAACGCAACTTGCTCTGGCGTTTGATACCCCTTTCGCAACACCTCACTTTGTAGCCGGCGTTCCCGACTGTCTTCCAGCTCCTCTAAATAAATTGCAGTTAGTTGTTGCCCTTCCGGCGTAGACACGTCGACATTTTTTAAACTTTCAACAATCTGTTCATGATGGCTCTCGTTGGCTTTTTGTTGATCTAATTGTAAATTGTTACTAAACGTCTCACGGGATTTAACCACCCGCTGATTAACAATTGCGTTGCTCATTACCGCTAACCGGTCCCTGTATTGCTCGGGAGCTTCGCTAACTAGCGCGTCCACATACGCCGTTGCTAAACCTTGGGCCTTGTCTGGGTTTGGGTTTTCATCAAAAATTCGGGCAACATTTGTTTGAACCCCAGAAGCCGCCGACGTATAATATAGATCGTCAGTGGCTTGTTGTGCAATAAGATTTTGACGTTGAAACGCAACAAGCGTTGAACTAGCCAAGCCAAGTACACCCTGTTTAGCTTGCTCTGCGCCAGCCATTCCAGCAGGATTAATCGACGGAGCCTGAACCGGAGCCGAACGCAACGACACGCCTTGCCCCCCATATCGCGGTGTTCGAGAAGATAAACTCACCGCGCCCCGCCTCGCATACCGTAATACGACGATAAGCCCGCTAACGGTGCCCCCAGTAGCCCACTAGTCCGAGCTGCGCCCGCTGCATATCCATATTGCCTTGCTTGAGCCCGCTCTTGAGCAATGCTTGTTCGCAACCCAAGCTCTCGAGTAGACGTAGCCAGTTTACCAAGTCGGTCTGCCCGCGCTACTTTACCGACGTCTGCGGTTTGCAACGCCTCAAATGACCGGCCAGATACCCCAGCCGATCCAAACGCCGCTTGTTGCGCCGACATAACTTCTCGCAATTGTTGCTGTCGTTGTAGCTCGTCTTCCGCCGCTTGCGTTCTCTCCGCCTGTACTTGTAGCTCCAATTGTTTTGCTTGCAATTCAGATTGTCGTTTTTGAAACTGAGCCATGTTTGCTTGCGCTTGCGACTGGCTATACACCGAGTACGCTGAGATGGCTGCTATAATTGCTACGAATGGTACTGCCATAATTACTCCTATTTTACCTCAACTAGTGTCCCCAATACAATAAATTCTAAAGGTTCGGTTTGGGTAATAGTTATCGTTGGCTCTCGATCGACACCGTTTAAATACACTTTTTTATACCCAGAAAAAGTTTGAACGGGTGAGTCTAATAAATCGCCAAACTGTCGAAACGCCGGTTCGTAGGTGTTATTTAAAAATTTTACAGATATGTTCCTAGAATTGTGCAACCGAATTTGAGCACTAACTAGCCGCCGGTATTGGCCAGCCATTGAATAGCCGCCAAGGTCAACGTCAATCGGCAACGTCTCAATGATCGCTGAAAAATTAATACCGGCTTCAATAGCACTAACTTTTTCAGAACTCGTAAAATTACCACTGGCAATCGTGACGTTTTGTAAAATATAATCGTCTCCCCGCACCGCGACCGTCTCACCGTCCAAATGGTCATAACCCGCCCACGTATCTGTAGGCGAGCCGCTAGTTGAAAGTTTGGAAGCGTCCATATACGCAGCTTCGTTAAACTTCTCAATATAGCGTACCGTACTCCCATTGATTGTCCGTTTAACCACGACATAGACAACCTCATTAACGACCGTGACATCTTCAAATTCGCCCTCAGTTGTAAACAAACTCCATGCCGCCAGCCCAACCGAACGCAATGCACTAAATACCGCAATCGTCCCGTCAGTGTTTAGCAGATAGACAAAATCGGCAGGCACCGTACTAGTCGCTTTTCGTACAACCAAACTCCGAGAAGCATTAATCAAATGCGACGAATAAATCGAAACGTTGGCCGCATTATAACTTTTTTCCACATCGTTGTACACAAACTCTCGGATAACACGACCATTGTTTTGAACAAAGATTGTTGCGCCATCCACCGACACCGGCGTAACCGCACTAGCTCCGTGTCCAGTTGCCGGTAATACCGATATGTTTTCTGGCGTAATCGGTTCAGTATCTCGGTTCGGTATGTAGTATTCCCCAGCCGTCGTAAAGATTTGAAACGTCCGTCCGGGATACACTCGCTGAATCGCATTAAGCTCATCACTATCTAGGGTCACATCAATAGCGTCGGCGGCATTGCTCCCATTAAGATCAAAGTTGTAAAAGTAGCTAACCTTAGATCCCCAAAGAGTTTGCGGACGCGATTTGCTTCCGCCAAACCACAACCGCGATTGATAAAAAGTTAAGCTAACCGGCCACCCCCGACTTGCGCTCCATGCCGGTTCGTACCCCGACTCGTACTCCCACTCGCCCGCGTCAATGGTTGTGTCTGGAAAATCAACGTGAACATCCCCAATAACTTGAGTTGCGCTGACATATTGAGTAATAAACAATATGCCTCCTTTTTTCCCGATTATGTACTGATTGACACTATTTGCATCAAAAATATTGTGCGTAGAAGTTGCGGTAACGTCTCGGCCACTTACCGAGCTTAAAGTCAAATGGTTCGTTACTGGCTCCGTCACGGTAACGCCATTAAACGCATACACCGGAATGTGCTCAAACGTAATGTAAGCCGCTGTCCACGCTGTGTGCGACGTTCGCTGAATTTGAATCGGCGCAACATCCGGGTGCACTAAAATTAAAGTGTCCGCTGATTGCGTAAAATCCATCTCTTGTATTTGCGCTAACGTTAACGTGGATACCGGCGAGCTGCTAACCGTCGCTTGCAAAACATCATCCTTATACACTTTGAACTCGCCAGCAGTAAACACCAACAAATATGTTTGAATGTTATTAAACTCAAAATTAATCAAGCGAGCTTCTTGGTTCGACGTTGTGGTAGCAACATACTCTAGCCCTTCCCGGCGAAACGCATACCCCTCGGGGCTTACGTACACGTTCCGTAATCGCTTAGCTGAATCTGCGTACCGCTCCCGCCGAATATCCATTATCGACGTAGGGCTAATCTCGCCCCCCACGAACGATCGTTGTGCGGCTATAAGTTTTGTTTTACGCGCCATTAGCCCCTAACCGCAAGGTAGCTCTGCGTGCCCGGTGCCGTTCCCTTCCCCCCTGAATTTTGAGAATCTATTAACTTAGCGTCAATCAATTGCTGTTTTAATAGATTGCCATAGACCATCGCTTTATCTGAGTCTTCTTGCAATGCAATCGCCAATAGTCGAGCCATAGCAAACTCAAGCGCGCGGACAAAATACGCCGGGAACTTATTTTCGGGCGGAGAGAACGCATACGTGATTTTTAATGCCGTTGCGTTACAGTATATTTTATCCTCGTGAATCTCGTACTCTAACGTAGGCGGATCTTTCTTAACTAACCGTAGATAGTTAGCTGGCAACTGAAACGCCGAAGAAAACCCGTATAGCGGAGCTGCCGCTAATTTATTAAGCTCAACTTGATTAATCGCAAACCGCCAAGGATGGCTCTGTAACAAGCCATCCTTAGTCGTGTCATACAACGCTTTACATAGTTTAGCCTCGCGCGTACTATCTGAAAACGACGTGATCTCGTCGGCCCCAATTAGAAGTAGCGCGGCGGTGCATAGGCTAACTTTTGTAAGCGTCATAAGCTCTAGTTTGTGTCAGTAGCTGTGATAACAAGCCCATCGGTTACGTCAACGACGCCACCAGTGTTGCTGTTAACAACGTTAAAACTGTGAACGGGAGTACCGCCAGTTGAAGACACAACAAGAATTATGTCGTTCACTTTCAAGTTTACAGACCGATCATTAAAATACCCGGCTGCTCGAATTACAGACAACGCATCGGGCGAGCTGTAAATAAACAAATCGGGAGTCTCTTGTCCGTACTGAGTGATCGCTTTAAACGAATTAATATCAAATGCCATTTACCTGTCCTCCTTATGACTCGTCAGTAGTAATTTTAACGACACCTAACTGATCGATAACGCCAGCTTCCGCCGAAAAATACATAACAATCTCGTCAGATATGATATTTGCATTATATTCTACGCGCATTGTAAAGTCTCGGTTCATTACATACCCAACCGCGGTTTTAGCGTAAGCAAAGTTTGTTCGGTCATAAGTAGCCAAAGGCAATCCGCCTTCCTCTCCGTTCTTCCCAATAAATTTAAAATCAAACCCGTAAAAGCTGGAAATACTTCCATTAACCAAAGTTTTTACCACGCTCGTATCAATCGTTTTTACGTCAGCTTCTTGAGTTAAGTGATGCTTACCTCGCACTCCCGCGACAAGGTAGAGAGGCGACTCATCACTAGCCCCGTCCTCTTCCAACAATAGTAATGCCTGAGCAATCATTGCGACGTTTAGGTTATCATTACTACCCGATATGTTTTTTGGAACAGTTTTTGTCAAAGAAGCCGCAGCCAAAGCGTCAATAATGATCTGATCTTCTTTTCGGCGACAAGCTCCGGTAATTGCCGGTTTTAACTCCGCAAGCGCATCGTAGGGAACTTCGCTTTTTAGAAAATCATCACACTGAACACGACCTGCGTAGCGTTTGATTGTGATTGTTACTTTAGTGACCGGGGGGTTACTAACTAAAACTTCCGTAGCAACAGAGTGCTCGGTCATTCGCATCGCTCCGTATTTTGTAAACTGATGCGACTCTCCGCCTGTAGTTTTAACCCGTACGGTATCTCTTAACTGCCCGCCCTTTTCAACAAATTCGTGATGGACATCCGCTTCAAATGTTTTGAATTGGACTGTGTTTAAAATATTATATGACATGGTTTATCCTCAATTCTTAACAACTAGTACAACAATCGAATTGGGTTATCGCCACTCAGCGGGCCTCATCTGCCATTTAAAGTTTGGGTCAACTTTAGCTTTTATGGGCTTCGTAAAAAGGTTACCATAAAAAAACTACAAATAGTATAACTTACTTTTTTTTAATTGTCAAGTTTTGTGCCCTTCGCAACAAAGTAATTTCGCATCTTACTTAAATACTCTTTTTGTTTGTCCGGGTACGCCTCAAACAAATGCTCGTTTTCTTTCTGATACTTTCTGGCTTCGATTAAAAGTTCGTCAGCCGATTGTTTTGGGGCTGCAGCTGCGTTGCCGGATGGAATAGTTAAATTCGGTTTAACTAGATTTCGGTGTAAAAAATCCAAGGCCTCTCCACTCACCGCTAGGCTATCCAGTATTTTTTGATCGGCTTCGCTCAATCCTTTTTTATAATTATTGAGCTCACCAATCACTTGCTCTTTTCGATGGCCAAGTTTCAGCAACTCATCTTCGGGTTTAACTTTTGAGGCTTCTATTGACTCTAAATAGCTTTGAAGTACCCCTTCCGCTTGCTCTTTATTTAATCCGTTTTTCTTAAAAACTTCTGACAGATACTGCAAGTCTAAAGTTTCGCTTAACTCTTTGTACTTTTCTAACTGTCCTCCCTCTTCAAAATTAAAATCGTAGTTTTCTGGCGCAGCGTATTTAGCCTCCATCTCTTTAACGTTCTTACGCAACTCCCCAATGTATTTACTTTGTTCGCTATAAGCAGCCGCTAGATCGCCAGCGGTTTTATACTTACCCCCCAATAAATCCGCCGTTTCCGTCTCCGCACTAACAACTTCTGCCGATGCTTCTACACTTTCTGCTTGCGCGTTTTCTGTTTTCACTGCTTCTGTTGGGGTTTCAAGTAATGACATTAATTAGCCTCCTTAGCTTTATTTTTTACCTGCTCTAAAAGTCGTTTAAGTTGTCGTACTACACTGTTCTGTCCTTCTCGTTGTGCTGCTGCCATTAAAGTATTACCGCTATCGGGATGCACCATTTGAATAACTGGTTTTCCGATTGTGTTTTCTTCCAAAATTTTCAACGCTTGTTGCCCGTCCGGGGTTCTAAATAGCCGAATTAACACTAATTTTTCAGCTTCGCTAAACGGAATCTGTATCATTGAGCTGCCTCTGGCGTTTGTTGGCTTAATTGCTGTTGCGCCATGCCAATAATGTTCTGCTGAATTTGAGCCGATTGCTCCTCTGTTGGTACAAGCCCCGCCGGTAAACTCAAATGCCCGGCAATTTTACGTGCGTATTCTGCTGTATTTAACACTGTCTCTAGCATTTCGGGGCCTTTAATCTCCATCATGTGCCGCGAATAGCGCATTAAATTAAGTATTTCTTCCTCCTCTTGCAACGTAGCCAGCGGTGACAGACTCTGAACGTCAATCTCGAGCCCACTTACCCGGAACGCACCAAGCTCTACCATGGGGTTGCCGTCGGGATCGATCACTTTCTCTAATGTTTTTAACGACACGTCAACCGTTTTTGCCACAAGCTCTTTAAACAGCCGCCCAAACGAGGAGCCCGATCGATTAGCGTATTCTTGCTGCCGAATCGTTTGCTCGGTAGCCGTCTTCACTGGCGCATCGATTGGGCCTAGCGGGTCGGTAAATAACATTTCATTAATGTTTTTCCGCAAGTCCTCAACGATAATCCGTTGTAAATTAGAATACGGCGGTGGATTTAAGTATTGAATTTTTGGCCCAGCCATATCCCAGTACACAGGTATCGCAATACCCGGTTCAAGTTTCATGTTCTCCAAACTCATAACGCCATCGTCCCCAACCAACAACGGCGGCTGCCCAGTCATTGCTGCTGCTTTTAAGTCAAATTCTATCGACTTGTTAAGCGTTTTAATATCGGGCAACGCATACATAAGCGGCCCGCGGCCGTACCACTCGCCCGAAATTACAGACCACCGAAACACCACCCACGGTAAAAAGTCCTCTTCGCGCTCTACAAGTAAATGCTTGCCTTTGGTTGCCAAAATACAATACTTAAACCCCATAACCTTTTCAGTTTTTTGCACTCCGCCGATCATATAGGTTGCTGTG